ACCATTTTCCAAACAAGATTGAGCAATTAAGACAGATGGTAAATATCCATATTGTTTGCACGCCTTTTGAACAGAAGGGGCAATTGTATTAATATATTCTTGTTCTGATGAAAAATTTGTTTTCATTTTATATCTCCTTAAAAATTAAAAATAAGGCAGGAGTTTTATTCCTGCCTTATTTTTTACTCTTTTGCTTTGGGCTTATCATAAGTTAAAGCTTGAGCGCTATCTGTTATACCTGCGGTAGTTGGATCATTTAAAGCATTCCAAAGTGAAACTGCTATTAATCCAAGAACATAAGGATTTTTAATAGCACTAATTAAAATTGCTCCAAGTGCTTGCCAAGAGGTAAGGTCTTGTAAAGTAAGACCCGCATAAGCAAGAATTGGAGTTAAAATCGCAAGAATGAATTGAGCAATAAAGACTGGATTTTTAAATCTTACTTTAAAATTCATATTGTTACCCCCTAAAATAAAAATTTCTTAGAGAATATTTTATTCTCTAAGAAATATAAAAATTATATTAATAAAATTAATTATTTTTGTCCTTGCTTTTTTATTTTATTTTTAGTAATATCAATAATTACATCTTCCCAAGCTATCGGCGTACAATTATGTGCATCACAACTTACATTATACATAAGGTCATATTCACAAAATTTATTTGATGAATGAGTATGTCCATGAATAGAATAAATTTTACTATTATCAAAATTGCCTGTTAGGGTTTGATAATGAGTTAAAAGAAAAGTTTTCTTGCCTTCTTTTAATCTATAACCAAATTGAATATCATCAAAATTATACAAATTACAAAAAGCATCAAGACGATTTTGCGTATCGTGGTTTCCAATTGCAAGTCGAATTTTTCCATTGAGCTGCTTAATGAGTGCAATTCCAGTATCCAAATCCCCCATAATAAAATCACCAAGATGATAGACCACATCATCATATTTTACTACCTCGTTCCATCTTTCAATTATTGCATTATTCATTTCATAAACTGAATTAAAACCGCGGGTTTTCCAAATAAAATCTTTGTCATGATTTAAATGTGTATCTGAAATTAACCAAATATTTGGCATTAAGCTATGCCCCCTTTATAAGTTATTTTATCTTCTTTGCTATTATAATGAAAAATATAATCAAATCCTTCATCAAGAGAAGGTTCAACAAACTGATTATACATGCGGCGGATGACGCCTCTAGGCACATAAGCACGGGTCCCGCGCCGCAACTCATTCCTTTTTAAACAAGTTTCAAGAGTTTCGTCAATCCAAATAAGATTAGCATATGTATAACCTTCTACGTGCTGAAGAAGCCATTTTCTTGCTCTTGGGGTTAAAGAAGTCTGATCTACAAATGTATCTTTTCCAGCTGCTAATGATTCATTAATTTGTTTCCAAAAAATTTCAAGAACTTCATCTTCATGAGAAAAATAATCTTCATCAGATTTTACAATAGAAAATCTGATAGCATCACGGGAAATTATTGTAGAGTTTTCTTCTTTTATATGATTTTTAAGAAAAGTTGATTTACCAGCTCCGGGGACTCCGCACATTAAATATAAATCAGCCATTTTATATAATTCCTTTCTTTTTTAAATTGCCCCTAAAAATTCTATAGGGTTCTTTTCTATTGCCTTCATTATCAAAATTATGGTATTCCATTTCAAGTTTGAAATCTTCATAATTATAGTCACTATACATTGAACGGACTTCTACATGATTCCAATCTTTACCACAATGGATACAGTATAATTTCTTTAAATGTCCTGCTTCTCTATAGTGTCCAGGTCTACGAGTAATTGGTACACCTTCTTTTCCACAATTACAACAAAACATTCTTGAAATTGCAAAATCATCTGTTTTTCTTCTCATTTAAAACACTTCCTTTCTTTTTTATCTTATAAATATATTATAATAAAAAATAATAAAAAAAACAAATGGAGAGCTAAAGCTCTCCATTAAATAATAAATTTTATTTAAAGATTTCTTAATATTAAGAATGGTAGGCAATTAAATATTCATTGGATACTGCTTTAAAGGATTTAGAGCCATCTTTAGAACGGAACACAATTCCTTCACGAAGATCATGGTCGCAAACAGATTCCGCAGTTGCATAAGTAAGTAGTTCTTCAACAGTATCAGGTAGAATAAAATTAGTATCAAGGACGGGGACGCAAGGAATGCCCATATGCTCCTGAAGAAGATTAACCATTTTTTCAGTTCCCCAACGTCCATCCTTAGAAGTAATAAAATTAAAGGCCATAAAAGAATGTTCGGGGGCATGATAATCTCTCTTCTGAATGCCAGGTCCATAAGTCTCGCCCTGAATGGTAATCCATTCACAATCTGCAAAATGATTATACAGAAGATCCCTCATTTTGTTGTAAATATCATACTTTTCTGCCATTTCAGTATAAACATTAGTATCATAGAAGCAAGCTTTATCAGGTTTGTCAAATACTACGTTACGAGAGCAAACATAAAACTCATCTTTATGAGGCCATTTTCCGCGTTTCATAGTAAAAGTAGTAGAAGTACCGTCAATTTTTTCGGTTGCAATCCAGGGTTCTTTATCATTCAGAATCCAGGGTACGTTCTGGATTCTTTCTTCATCAGTTTTTGCTACCCACGCGGGCCAACCAGATTTCTTATCTCTTTTACGTCCAAAAAATGCGAAAAGAAGTTTTCTACCCCAAGTTCGTTTCATAAGCCATCTAAAAGGCTGATGAGAAAATAGCTTACCATTACGCTGAGCCATTTTTTTATACTTATCAACAGAATTTGCTTTACGAGTATTATCTTCTGCAATATAATAAGTTACACCAAGTTGTTTAGTAAGAAAACGAGATTCATCATTAGGATAATGCGCTTTTCCTTTGTTATCAATAATTACTTCAGTTCTAACTCCACCAAGAGGTTCTACTTGAATTTCCCACCCAAAATTTGCGGCAGACATCAGAAGTCCCTGAGAAATAGACTTACACATTTTCTGAGTCTTAATTTTATATTTCTTCTTAGCAAGAAACTCCATATTAATGAAAGGCTCTACTTCAGGCAGCTTAGAGTCAATTTCAAAATAGATAGCAGGGTCTCTAACCTGAAACTCTCCCTTACCAACTACGACAGTCCAACCACCAACATGAGCAAGTTCAACTCGATCGTACCCTTCAATAGGAGTAATATCATCAATTATAACAACATAGGCAAGTTCTCGTTCATTATTTTTATTTAACATAAGTCACCTCATTAATAAATTCTTTCAGATATGAAAGCATTTTATCTTCTTCTGGAAAGAAAGGATCAATTTTTTTATTTTGATATAACCAACCAAAAAAGTTTGTACAAAACTGTCCAAACCGCCAATCTGGTACCTTTTTATGTATTTCTTTAAGTTCATCATAAAAATTATCAAGTCGATTAATATCTCTCATATTTTATCTCCTATTATTTAAAAGATTTTAAATGTTTCTTCTTTTTCTTTCTATAAAAATTATAGCAAATTTTTTATGAAGAATCAAGAAATTTTCAGATGGTCAAGGTATAGTAATTAAAATAAGTAAATTTTTATTATATTATATAGAAAAGAAAATTTTTAAATAAAATTATTAAGGGAGATGATAATTTTATTTAATTTTAGATAAATTATTAAAAAATATAAGGAGATAAAAGGATATGGCGAATCAAATTAAATATTAGGTTAAATTTGATGTTCAGCAAAATGGTTTAAGTCAGTTAAAAACTTCATTACAAGAACTTCAAAAAATGAAGATTAGTGATATAATGAAGATTAATAATACTGATACTGCATCTGCGACTTCTGCTCTTATTAAAATTAAAGAATAGGCAAAGAATGTAGAAGATGCTTTAAAACAAGCATTTAATACTAAATTAAATACAGTTAATGTTTAGGCTTTTAATCAATCTTTAAAAAAGTCTGGTACATCAATGGAGCAAATTTATCGGACTTTTTCAACCGCAGGGGCTGCTGGGGATGCGACTTTTAGACGTCTATCTTCGTCTGTATTAAATACAAATATTCAATTAAAAGAAACTCATAGTTTGTTAGATCGAATGGCTACGACTCTTACCAATACAATAAAATGGAATTTAGCTTCAAGTGCTATTAATATGGTAACTCGATCTGTTCAACAAGCTTGGGGGTATGTAAAATAGTTAGATACTTCATTAAATGATATTAGAATTGTTACAGGAAAATCAGCTGATGAGATGGCAAAATTTTCAGTTGAAGCTAATAAAGCTGCAAGAGAATTAGGAAAAACAACAACTGATTATACTAATGCTGCTTTAATTTATGCACAACAGGGTCTATCTGATAAAGAAGTAGAAGAACGAGCTAGAATCACTCTTAAAGCTGCAAATGTCACTGGTCAATCAACAGACGCTGTTTCAGAACAATTAACTGCTGTATGGAATGGTTATAAAGTTACTGCTGAAGAAGCAGAATTATATGTTGATAGATTAGCTGCAGTTGCTGCAACCACGGCATCAGATCTTGAAGAATTAAGTACTGGTATGAGTAAAGTTGCAAGCGCAGCTTCTGCAATGGGAGTAGGCCAAGATCAATTAGCTGCACAGTTATCAACAATTATTTCAGTTACAAAACAAGCTCCAGAATCTGTTGGGACTGCATTAAGAACTGTTTATGCTCGTATTTCTGATATAAAAGCAGGTCTTGATGAAGATGGAGTTACTCTTGGTAATTATTCTGGGAAGATGGCAGATCTTGGGATTAACGTTCTTGACATGAATGGCAATCTTCGAGATATGGGCGAAGTCATGGAAGAAATTGGTGGTAAGTGGGATACTTTAACTCGTGAACAGCAAATTTATCTTGCTCAAACCATGGCTGGACAACGACAGTATAATAATTTATTAGCTTTATTTGATAATTTTGAACAATATAATGAAGCTTTAGCAACTGCTCAAAATGCAGCAGGTACATTACAAGAGCAACAAGATATTTATATGGAATCAACTAAAGCACATTTACAAACTTTAAAAGCTTCTGTTGAGGGAATTTATAATAGTTTAGTTGATACCAATTCTATTAATGGATTAATTGATGGGCTTTCTAAAACCGCAGGAATGGCTACAAATTTAATTGATAGTCTTGGAGGCGGGAAAGCTATATTACAAAGTTTAGGAGCTATTGGATTATCTGTTTTTAGTGATCAAATTGCAAAAGGCATTAATACAACAATTACAAATTTGTAGATAGCTAATGATAATGCTAGACAATTTGATCAATCTTTACAGGCTATTAAAGAAATACGAAGCATTGATGGATTAAATAAGGATTTTGATCAATTATTAGCCAATAGACAACAAATACTTTAGTTAGGAAAGTTGATGACTCCAGAGCAATTTTCTGGAATGCAATCTTTATTAAATAATATTACTGAATTAAGTAGTGAAATTAGTATTTTAGAAGAACAAACTTAGCCATTACAAAAAGTTATTGATTTAGTTTCGAATCATACTTTAGAAGAAACAATGGGGAATAGATAGCTTCAAGATGATATTACTACAAAAATTGAAGCTCAAATTGAAAATTATCAAACTTTAGCAGAAAAAATTTAGGGAGTTCAACAAGTAACTTTAAATTTTGATAATAGTCAAAAAAATTTAGATACAGGAATCAGATTTGAAGAAGCGACTAGTGCCGCGGAGTCTTATATAAATAAAATCCATGAATTAAATGCAACAGGTCAGCTTGATTAGCATCAAAATGAAGTTATATAGTTAGAACAGATATTTCAGAACTTACCAAAATAGGTTGGTGAAGATACAGAGGCTACTTTTAATCAATTTAATTTTTTCTTTAATAAATTAAAATAGCTTTTTTTACAAAAAGGAGCGGAACTTTCAGGTTCTTTTGAAGATTTAACTAAAGAATGGGCAGATCCTGTTATAACAAAAAAATTAGAAGAAAGAAGAGCTGAATTAGAAAAGTTAGTTAATGAATTTGTAACAGGGCAAGAAAGAATGAAACGAGCTGCTGACATTAAAAATTATGCTAATATGGCTTCTGGAATTGCAAGAGTTGGTTCGGCAATTCAACAAATTCAAAATTTAGGTAGTATATGGAAAAATTCAGATTTAAGTACAGGTCAAAAATTACTTAAAACTATTACTAATTTGGCTATTTCTCTTCCTATGCTTATAGGAGGTTTTACAAAAGCGACTACTGCGCTTGGTCTTATGAAAACACTAACAACAGAACAAGCTGTTTTAGCAGGCCGTTTAACAGTAGCTTAGGCAGCCCATGCTTTTTCAATTAAACTTGTTGGTGATGCGGCGACCGAAACAAATATTAGAATTAAATTATTAAATACTACAATATTATTAAATCCATATGTTGCTGTTGCGGCAGGAGTTGTGGCTCTAATAACTGCATTAGGAGCTTTATCAAGGGCAGCAGATAAAACAAATAAAAAATTAATTGAATCTAAACAAGCCGAAATTGAGGCTGCTAATGCAAAACAAGAAGAAATTGAAAAAAATAAAGAATTATATAATTCAGCTGAAGAGTTAAATGAACAATATGAAAATGGCTAGATTTCTCGTGCTGAATTAAAGTCTGCTATCGAAGATTTAATAGATCAATATGGACTTGAAGGAGAAGCGGCAGAAAATTTAACTAATGATTATAATAATTTAACTCAGGCAATCATGGATGCTAGGAAAGCTGCTGCCGAAGAAGCATTACGATCAGCTCAAGACGAAAAAAAAGCTGCAAAAACTGAAATTTCAGCTAGTGCAAAAGGGACGTTTGGAGATAATGCTTGGCAATCTGGAGAAAATTATTTTGTAAGGATTGGCGCTGGAACAGCAGGTGCGCATGGACTTTTCGCTGATGAACCAGAACAAATTGAGCAATTAATGACTGAAGCAGGAGCTGTTTTTGCAGATCATCAAAGTTCTGATTTATCTTGGGTAACTAGCTTTGATACAGCCTCTATTGTTGAGTTGTATGATACGATATCTGGCGTTGTTGAAAAAATTCGAGAATTAAATGAGTCTGGAGAAATTACAGATGCTCAATTATCGGAATCTGAATATTATCAAAATATGTTAGATTATTTAGAGCGTATGGAGCCTGCTATCACTCATTATAGAGATGCTTTAAAAGATGTCGCTAAATATCAAACAGAATTAGATGCAATCACTGCATAGTCTAATAATATTATTAATTTAAAAAATGTTAAAACTGCAAATGATTATTTAAAACAACGTCAAAAATTAATTAAGCAAATTCAAGCAACATTAGATGCTAATGGAGATACAGAAGCAAATGCTTCTGATATGGCAGATGCTTATTTAAGAGACAATTTTAGAAATTTATATAATAGATTTGATGAAGCTGCAAATTTAATTGAGGATGTTCGTGAACGTTTTGGAGAAGAAAATTTATCAATAGAAACTATGATTGGTGATTTAGATCCATAGCATTTTGCTGCATTAACAGACATGTTATAGTTACATCCTTCTTTACTTACTAGTTGGGAAAAATTAGGAGAGTTTATTAATTATATTGCTTAGCAAGATTTATCTAATGTCAAAGACGTAACTGGAATAGAGTAGGCGCAAGCAACCGCCATGTAGAATTATAATGTTTATACATCTGTATAGGATTCTGTAAAAAATGGTAAACGTATTAAATCAGAAGAATATTAGAAATTAGATCCAGAAGCTCAATCATTTTTTTCAATAATGGCAGATGGAACTTATAAAATGACTGGCGATGCATAGGATTTTTATGAACTTATTAATAATCTTAAAATAAAAGGTTTTGAAGATACTATAAGTTAGATTAATACTTAGTTAGCTAAAACTGAAGAATTACAACAAAAAAATTTTAATTATAATGAATTAAATCAATCAGCCGCGACGTTTCCACAAATTTCAAATTTAAAACCAGGTCTTTCAGGTGGATTGTCTAATTCGCTTAATCCACTTGAGCCGCCTGAATAGCTAATTGATTATGATTTAGCACAAAAACAATTAGATTATTTAAGATTAGCATCTGATTGGGATTAGGAAGTTCTTAATGGATATCAAGATTTAATTAATACTCATGAATTAGGAGTAGAAGCTTGTGCAGAACTTGCTGCAGGAATAACTTAGGTTGGAGATGTAACAAAAGATACTGGAGAGCGTCAAGAATAGCTAGCAGGACAACTTGAAGAGGTTGAGGCTCAGGCAGAAGATGCTACTTTTCCTATTGATGATTAGTTAGAAGCTTTAAAAATATCATAGACGCAATTAGAAGAATGGGCTAATAAACGTGGTATAATTCTTGATGGAACTGCGGAACAAACTCAAAAAGCGATTGATGCCTTTAAACTTACTCAAGATCTTGATGATTTAAATAGCCTTGTCTAGATAGCTAAAAAAGGTGGCCAAGAAGGTGAATTGGCATTATATCAATTAACAGAAAGATTAAATTAGCTTACTGGTGGAGATTATACCTCAGCTGAAGTAACAGGCATGTTAGATGCGATTGCTTTAGCCGCGCAAGATGATGGAGTTTAGATCCAAAATGTTTTGGATTTAATGAATCAATTAGAAAATTATACTCCAGAAAATGCTTTAGAAAAAATGTCTTCCGCAGACAAATATCGTGGTATTCAGTCTACTTCAACTAATTTATCTGGAGCTTATGATGCATTATCTACTGGTAAAGAATTAACAGATGAACAATCTACTGCATTAAATCAATTAATTCTTAAAAATGAGCAATTAGCTGAATTGAGTAGAGAACAAGGAATTAATTCTTAGGCTTTTTTAAAAGTTTTACAATTAATTGTTCAAGCAACTGAGCAAGAGGCAATTGAGGCTGGTAAAATTGCAATTTAGGAATTAAAAGCTAAATAGGCAAGATTATCTGAGCAAATTAATTCAGTAGGAACAAAAACAGAGGATATACGAGCTGCTGAAAAACTTTCAAATTGGGAAAGATAGCTACAAGAGACAACAGCTTAGCGATTAGCAATAGAACAGCAATTAACAATAGAATGGCAAAAGCAAGCAGACGCTGCTCAAAATATTGATTAGCTTGAATCCGCAAAGCTTGCGGGCATGGATGAAAATACTTTTGAAAAAAATCTTGATGCAGCGGCTGGCCGCGAGGCAAAATCATTAGGGTTAGATGAAGATGAAGTGTTGGACTATGCCACTGCTTTACAAGAATGTGCAGATTAGTCAGATGATTTAGCTGATTCTCTTGAAAATGATAGAGATGCTTCTTTATAGCTTGCTATTGCAGGAAAAAGATTAACTCGTGGTATAAAAGATTTAACTTAGAATTTTGATAAATATAATTAGCAAATAAATAGCGATAATATTGAAGAACAAGCTTAGGGTTTCGGACATCTTCGAGATGCAATGGGCGATATTCTTAATATTGATGGAAATTTACTTACTAAAGGTTTTCTTACCGATAATTTGTAGGATATGAAATTAGCAGCAGAAGGCGATATTGATGCAATTGATCGATTAAGACAAGCTGCGGCTGATGATATTATTCAACAATGTCTTGTAAAATTAGATGGTAGTGAATAGGTCCAAGCAAAACTTTTAAATTTATCTAATTAGATTGAATCTTTTTTAAGCCAAGACATATAGTTAGGAGTCAATCTTGATGATAGTGATTTTATTGCAAAATGTAATAAATTAATTACAGAAGCTGGAATGACCTAGGATCAAATTCAAGCATATTTTAATTCACTTGGTTTTGATCCAAAAATTTCTTATATTCCAACAAATAGTTTACCAGTTGAAAGCACAACTGAAGGTACTGTTAATGTTGCTGGTTTAATTGATATCCCATATACAATGACTGCTACATCTACTACAAAAGTTCAAGTTCCAAGAATTGAGTCTTTGACTAAGATTGGCGGAGGCGCCCATTCTGGAGCTATTACTAATGCCCCAGCTCCTTCAAGTAGCGGCGGAAAAGGTCGTGGAGGCGGCGGCGGTAAAGGTAAAAGTCCTAAAAAAGGTGGCGGTAGTAAAAAGAGTGGTAAAACTAATAAAAAAGACCTTGAAAAACCTATCGAAGATTAGCGTGATATTTATCATGATATTAACATTTAGTTATCACAGCTAGAAAGAAATTTTGACCGCATTCAAAAAGATCAAGAAAAATTATATGGTAAATAGCTACTTGATAATTTAAATAAACAACAAAAACTTCTTGATAAACAGATTGAAACTCTTAGAAGAAAACAAAAACTTCAAGAACAAGACCTTGCAAATCAAAAATAGAAATTAAGAGGTCTTGGAGTCGAAGTCAATGAATAGGGCGATATTATAAACTATATGGATGCTCTTGGGCAAAAACAGGATAAAGTTAATTCTTTAATTGCCGAAGAGAATGCCTTAATATAGAAACGAAATAAATTAAAAAACAAAGAAAAACAAGATGCTCTTGATCAGTTAATTGAAAAAAAGAAAAAAGAAGTAGACGCTGCAAAAGATGACCTAGATAAAACTGAAAATGCTATTAAAGATTATGATGATCTTCGAAATGATATGGAAGATTTAATTGATGATATTGAAGATCTTATTGACCAACAAATTGAAATTAATATTGAAAAATTTAATGCAAAAGTTGAAATGACTCTTGAATTAGGTTAGGCTGAAAGAGAGTGGAATGAATTCCGTAGAAATGTTCTTGAAAATAAAGATTTTATGATAAGAACTGATTTTGATGATATTTTCGCTGGTCTGCAACAAAA